ATTGCAGAATATGTAGATGATTTCATGCGCAGAAACCAAACTTCTGGTGCTTTGACTAACGTTATAATCTCTATTGACCCTGATGCAGCAGCTCTTGGCATATCGGCAGCAGTTGTAAACAACGCAGCAAACGGCAACTCCAATGATTTCCGTAGGACTGGCACAGGCTTCTAGTGTCCTATCCGGTAACTGTTGGTGTCAGTTTTGACTTTAGTTCTGGCCCTGTATTTGGCTATCCATTTACTATTGGCGATCCTGCACACGGTATCTTAGGCGTAAACGTATTGGCAGACTCAGCAGCCGATATTGTTGATATATCTGATCAAGTTGGCAAGATAAACATTAGACGTGGTTATAACTTATTGCAAGACCAATTTCAGGCTGGAACAGCAACTATTAGAATTTACGATCCGACAGGTGCATGGAATCCACAAAACCCTGCATCACCTTATTACGGCAAGTTACTTCCTTTACGCAAGATGCGTGTCTTAGGTGATGGTGTATATCTATTTTCAGGCTACACAACAGCCTATAACTACACTTACCCTAAAGACCAAGATATTGGTTTTGTCGACGTGGAGTGCAGTGATGCCTTTAGGTTGTTTAACATGGCCAACATAACTAGCGTTACAGGCAGTTCAGCAGGACAAACAACAGGCGCACGCATAGACGATATTCTTGACACAGTATCTTGGCCAACATCTATGCGAGATGTTAACACGGGAGACTCTTTAGTTCAGGCAGACCCCGGCACAGCTCGCACTTCGCTATCTGCAATCAAAAATGTCGAATTCTCAGAACAAGGTGCGTTCTATATAAGCCCTAGCGGTAACGCCGTATTTGATGAACGCAGTTTTATTATCTCCAAGTCTGGACAAAATCCAACAACTTTTGCTAATGACGGCTCAGCCATAGGCTACAAGAACATAGTCTTTGCTTTTGATGACAAGTTAATTATTAATCAGGCTTCTATTACACGCACAGGTGGCACAGCTCAGACTGCTAGTAATGCTGCCTCCATAACTAAGTATTTTCCACACTCAATTAACTATTCTGATCTAGTAGTCCAGACCGATGCAGAAGCCTTAAACATAGCCCGAACCTATGTAGCCACACGCGCTGAAACCACAATCCGCATAGACGCAATTACTCTTGATCTAAATACTCCATCCTACACAGCAGGCATTACAGCTGCCCTAAACCTAGATTTCTTTGACACGATGGCTATTCTCAACGTGGCGCAAGATGGCACTACTATTCAAAAGACTTTGCAATGTATGGGAATCCAACACGAAATAACACCAAACAGTTGGAATACCACGTTTGTAACATCTGAACCAATAGTTGAAGGTTTCATCATAGGCAGTTCTTTATACGGTATAATCGACACGTCAGTAATGACATACTAAGGAGTAAGATATGGCAACAGGATTTCCAGCAGTTACCGGAGATGTTCTCTCAGCTGCAATGTTTAACGGCCTTGTGGCCTTTACAGTTGATGCAGACGCAACAGCCGACTACACAGCGGTACTAGATGACGCTTATCAGACCTTAGTACCTATGAACAAGGCAACTGCCGTAGCGTTCAAGATACCAACTAACGCCTCAGTAGCCTTTCCGGTGGGCACAGTTATTACAGTATTAAACAAAGGTGTTGGCGTAGTAACAGTTAGCGCAGTTACTTCTGGAACAACAACTATTTTAAGTGCCGCTGGAACTCCAGCCGCCCCTACACTTGCCCAATACAAAACCGCTGCTTGCATTAAAACTGCGACAGATGTCTGGTATGTAGTTGGTGCTATCGCCTAATGATAGGTAATATCGTTTCTGGTCTTTACAATGATGGAATTGTAAAACCTACTGTTACAGGTGGCACATTATCTTCAGACGCTACTTATTATTATCGTGCTTTTACAAGTGGAACTTCCAATTTAATTGTCTCTGGCGCAACCCTAACTGCTGACATTCTTTGCATCGCTGGTGGTGGCGGTGGTGGCTCATTCGTTGGTGGCGCAGGTGGCGCAGGTGGACTTCAATTATTTTCAAGTCAATCTTTAGTAGGAACTTATGCAGCAGTAATTGGTGCTGGAGGTACAGGTGGCGCGGCTGGTGGAGATAACTCTGGAACAGTTGGAGTCAATTCTTCTTTTGGTGCATTAACAGCCTCAGATGGCGGTGGATACGGCGGTGCTGGTTCAAATGTTGTTGGTGGTAATGGCGGTTCTGGTGGTGGTGGTTCTTATAATGGAACTGGTGTAGGAACTGTTGCTGGTGGTTCTGCAACTTCTGGACAAGGTAACGCAGGTGGAACTACCTCAACGGCAGCAGGTTCAAATAAATTCCCTGCATCTGGTGGTGGCGGTGCTGGAGTTGCCGGTGGTGGAGCAACAACAAACACAACTGGTGGCAACGGCGGCGATGGTGTAACAACATACAGCGATTGGGGTTCCGCAAGTGGGCTTGGACAAAACATTAGCGGCACTTATTGGTTTGCAGGTGGCGGTGGTGGTGGAACTTATCAAGGTGGAACTGCTGGATTAGGTGGCAACGGCGGCGGTGGCGCGGCTGGTGCGGCTGGTGGCAACAATGCAGGAGCCAATGGAACAGTAAATACTGGCGGCGCTGGTGGCGGTGCATCTTTCCAAAGTTCTAAAGTTGCTGGTGGCAACGGCGGTTCGGGTCTTGTAATCGTTCGCTATTTGAAATCGGCGGTGTAATTATGGCTCACTTTGCAGAATTAGATTCAAACAATATAGTTTTAAGAGTTTTAGTTGTTCCAAATGAATTTGAAACTGATGGACAAAACTATCTAGCCAATGAAATTGGACTTGGTGGAACTTGGATACAAACCAGTTATAACGGCAAGATTCGCAAGAACTTTGCTGGTGTTGGCTATACATACGATGCAACCAGAGATGCTTTCATTCCACCAAAACCAACAAATGAAATTGGTTTTGATGAAGAAACTTGTCACTGGATAACTCCTATTACGGAATTGCCAAATGAAGCCGCGCCTGAGTAAAAGCATTATCCAGCTACGCGAACAAGTAGATGACACATATCCGAACCGCGACCGCCGAACTGACGGCACAATCGGCGATGCTAAACACGACAGTAAATCAGATCATACGCCTGATGCTGCTGGGTGGGTTCGTGCCGTTGACATTGACTCAGACCTCACAGACCACAAATCTGAAAGTATCTACTTGGCAAATCAGATTCGTGCATTTGCAAAGTCTGACCCTGCTAAACGCATTAGTTATGTCATACATAACCACAAGATTGCCAGTCGCATCCTCAACTGGAAGTGGCGTAAATACTCAGGCGTTAACCCACACACCAGCCATATCCACATCTCCTTCAATAAAGGCAAGGCTGACAATGATGGTTCTTTTTTTGAAATACCTATGTTAGGGAGTAAGCAATGAAACATCCTATGTTCCTTATGTCCGGTGCGTTCTTAGCAGCTTGGGCTGCAAGTAACTTCTCACTTGATTACCGCGCAGTATTGTGGGCAATCTTGGCGGGAGTCTTTGGATATGCGACACCTAAGAAATGACTATCTCTAGCGCAAACTACACAGTAACAACCACAGCCGCAGTAGTAGTGGCCAATGACCAAGCAGCTGAGGAAGTGCATTTCCACTCATCATCCGGCACGTTGTATCTTGGCGGTGCTGATCTAACTGTTGCTAATGGTTACAAGATGGACAACGGCGATAAGGTTGTAATCCAGAACCACGGCAACGCAATTTACGCCATGACTTCTGCTGGCACGTCAAACCTTTCGACGCTAGTAATTCAGAAGTAATGCAAGCGCAAGACTGGGCTGCCCTCAGCGTCAGCCTAGTAACTATTGTCGGTGCGTTTGTGGCCTCAGTTCGCTGGTTAGTCAAGCATTACCTAAGCGAACTAAAAACTAATGGTGGTTCATCACTACGCGATCAAGTAGATAAATTAGAGGTGCGTGTTGATACCATTATAGAGATGTTAAATAGGTAACACTTATACTATGGCTCGCAGAAAAGTAATAGACGTTACAGACTATTCAGCTCTAGATCAATACTGCATAGGCCTCAATGAGTATTACAAATCTCTTAGACGTGCTGGCTTTAGTGTAGATCACTCACTATTTTTAATAACTGCACCACAAACCTATCCCGCGACAATCCTGCCCACACCTAATTGGTTACCGGATCAACCTGGTTACTACGAGGATGACGAGGACTAACCTTGAAAATCGTGATTGTGTCAGATTTGCAAGTGCCTTTTCACAGTCCAAAGATGGTGCAAAATGTGGCCACATTTATTCGCAGGTTCAAACCTGATGAGGTTCTTTGTGTGGGCGATGAGATGGACTTTCAGACCATTAGTCGCTGGAGTTCAGGCTTTGATGAACACTCAAAGACAATCGGCAAAGACCGCGACACCTGCGCAAACGTCATGTGGGATCTCCAAATCACACAGCTTTCAAGAAGCAACCACGGCTCAAGGTTATTTAACTCCCTTTCTACTCGACTGCCTGGATTGATAGGCGCACCAGAGTTAGAGATTGAAAACTTCCTACGCTTGCCAGCCTTAGGCATTACCTATCATAAGAAGCCTTACGAGATACCAGGAACTAATTGGATTATGGTGCATGGCGATGAGCAGGGGATAAAGCCACAAGGGGGCATAACCGCTCTAGAAGCCGCTAAGAGGCATGGAAAGAGCGTAGTGTGTGGACATACTCACAGGCAGGGAATATCCTCTTATACGCAATCCTCAGGCGGTTTAGAGGTATCTAGATTAACAGGTTTTGAAGTAGGACATATGATGGACACGCGTCAGGCTTACTACACTAAAGGCACGTTTAACTGGCAAGCAGGCTTTGGCGTTATGTATGTTGATCGTAAGCGTGTTGTGCCTATCGCTGTGCCTATTGAGAAGGATGGCTCTTTCATGTTCGAGGGCAAAGTCTATGGCTGAGAGCCTTTGCGGTGAGGAATGGCTCGGTTTTGAGGATGATTTTGTTATCAAATTGTTATCAAAAAAGACCACAATGAGGTTGAAATAGCCTTGACATAGTGCGACCCTTTAGGTGTTGGCGAAGCAAAGTAGCTGACATAAAGGGGCTACAAATGAACAGAACTGAAACCCTAGATGCGTTAGATGACTTAATGCAGACTATGACTGATCTAGGCAATGAGGATTTATCAAAGGTATTTCATAACTTATACCTAGAAATTGAAACCCTTGATTTCTCACAGCTAGTCGAATCTACGATTGACCCAACAGCGGCAATTAGAAATGATTACATGTGCGGTTTTTGCCATTTGCCAGTTGTTGCAACTCACTGCTACGGATGTGGCGATTACAAAGGGGTATTGACTGCTGCTGAATATGCAAAGTTTGTGGCTGCATAATGAACGTAACTTATTGGGAACTTGCAGGCTTTCTAGCAATGACACCGGGCGTTGTTTACATCGCTTACTGGAAAGGCTGGAGTAAAGGCAAGCGCGAGGGTTATCATGCTGGCCGCGCTGTAAGCCGTCATCCGGTTAATAATGATCGCTAAAGAAATACTACAAAGTGCCACAGATGTTATCTGCGACAGAGGCGCAATCTATGGCCATCCAAAAATCAACCAAACACGAATTGCCATGCGGTTGCAGCTGCTTCTCGACACACCA